TCGTCGCTCGTCGAAGGCTTCACGACCTCGATGCCCGCGGCCTCGATGTCGGGGATCAGCGACCCGGCCGGGCTGTTCTTGGCCACGACCACCGCGCACGGATTCCACTTCTCGACCCGCTCGACCAGCCATGGCACGACCCAGGCGGTACCGCGCTGGTAAGCCGCGAGCTCGACGTAGGTCGCTCCTTCGTACCGGCCGGCCACGCCGATGCTGGCATGGGACCGCTCGGGGTTGACGTCGACGGCGAACGCGACGGGCTTGAGCAGGTCGTGATCGACGGGTGTCACAGCGAGTGACTCCCAGGCGTGGCGGCCGATGATGGCCCAGTCGGGCACCAGGGACTCCACGCGCTGGCACAGGCACTCCGTGCGGAACACCGCCTCGGGGTCCGTGGACAGCGCCGAGGCCAGGCCCTCCTCGGTGACGGTGTAGCCGAGCGACGGGTTGGCCATCGCCCAGGCCTCGCGGTCCTGCAGGCGGCAGTCCGCGCTGTGGATGTCGTGTGGCCGGCCGCACGTGCACTTCACGTCGTCCGGCGCCGACCACTCGAAGAAGCCGAGCGACGGGTCCGCCGCAGCCGGGTTGGCCGCAGCGGCCTGGCCCTTGGCCTGCAGGTCGTTCAGGACCACGCTGCGGTCGTCGCCCGCATTGGAGAACGCCCAGACCTGCGGGTTCCGCCGGGCCATCGTCGTCTTGGTGCCGGCCGCCCAGGAGGACCAGTTGTGGTGCTCGCGCAGCTCGTCCAGGTTCACATCATCACCGGAGAGGCCACGACCGCCCTTGCGGGAGGCTGCGGCGATCTTCCAGCGGGAACCGTTCGTGAGGCGCAGCGCCTTCTTGCCGTTGGTCTTGTCGATGTGCTTGATCTCGATGGCCAGGTCGGGAACGGACTCGACGATCTCGACCGCCTTGTCCCAGGACTCCTCGGAGATGTCCAGGTTCTGGGCGGTGCCG